TGCTGGCGGCGGTCGGCAGCGGCCTGTGGCGCGGTGCCGATGGCGGCTTGCACGTCGGCTTGTGGCAGGCGCACACCGCTGGCCCAGCGCTCCAGGATGAGCTGCATCTGGGCGTGGGTGTCGGGGTCAAGCACCCAGGGGGTGGCATAAAACTCGGTCAGCAGCAGCATGGACATGGTGTCAGCTCTCCAGCTGCAGCAGGGCAGCGGTTTGGGTGTCCACCCATTGCTGGGTGGCGAAGGCGGGGTCTGCCGCCAGCAGGCTTTCGGCCCGGGCGATGGTGGCGGCGGTGTAAGCGGCGGCGGCCTCTGCACTGACGGCCATGACGGTGGCCACGAAGCCGGCGTGGTCGGCCAAGGCTTCGGCCAGCGGGCGGGCGGCTTTGACAGCGGCGGCGATCAGGGCGGCCTCTTTGCGGGCCACGCGGGCGGCGTTTGCCGCCAGCAGCGTGGCGGCGCGGCCGGGCGACGGTGGCGATGGTGGCCGCGCCGGGGCGCGCACGGGCTGGGCCAGGGCGCTGGCGCCGGCGGTGGTCATGTTAAGCGGCTGCAGCGGTTCGTCCAGGCCGGGCAGGGGCTCGCGGTTTTCAAGGCGGCGGGCTTCGTTGCGGGTCATCCAGCCGTCTTGAATGGCTTTGCCGTAAGCGTTGAAGCGGGTGGTGGTGTCGCCCCGCAGCAAAATTTCGAGCACGTGTTCAACGAACATGGCGTCGTCCACGATGGCGTCGCGGGCAATGGTCTGCTCCCAACTGACGGTGAGGGGCAGGATGCAGTCGGTGACGAACTCGATGTTCTGGTGCTCGATGTTGCCCCACGTGGCGCGGTCGAGGATGCCGATTTTGTGCGGTGGGATTCGGAACAGGCCGCAGATGTCCACATCACTGTACTTGCGCGCGTCGATCCACTGCGAATCCTGGTTGCTGAGGCCCAACTCGTGGATCTCCATGCCGCGATCCAGGATGGCCGGTTTGCCGCGGTTCGAGCCGCCGTACATCTCTTGCCATTCGGTGCGGATGTTGCTGCGGGCTTCCGTGTCTTTCAGCGAGCCCGGGAATTTGACCCAGAACGGCGGGCGGGCGTCGTTGTTCCAGAAGCGGCTGCCGTAGTCTCGCGCGGCGATGGCGCCGCCAACCGCTTCGCGCTGGAAGGCGATGGGGTTGAGGCCGACATAGCCGTCCAGACTCAGGCCGCACAGGTGCAGGATTTCGCCGGGCAGCAGGGTGGTTTCGTACAGGCCCTGGGCGTTGGTGATGCGGTAGCGCGGGGTGGCGTCTGCGGCCAGCTCGGGGGTGACGCGATCAGGGTGGATGGGGACGATGGCGGTGGGCTCGCCCGCAGCGTCGCTGTAAATGCGCGCGTAGCCGTTGCCGCGCAAGCTGCGGTGCGCCTCCATCATGGTGCGGAACTGCATCGGGGTCTGCCAGGCGTTGGGGCGCGTGGCCAGCAGGCGGTGCAGGGGGTGATCAGTGACGCGGCGGCGGCGGTCGCCTTCGCTGCGGTACAGGTGCAGGGGCACCATGCCGATGGTCTCGGCAATGACCTTGATGCACTTGAACACCGTGGACAGCCGCATGGCGGTGTCGGTGCTGACGTGTGCACCGCTCAGCGTGGGGGCGCCGGTTTCGAGGCGCGTGTACCAAAAGTCGTCGCCGGCGGGAGGGCCGGCCCGCAGGTTATTCAGGAACATGAGTTCGGCCCTTTTGTGCCGCAGGCGCAGCGGTGACGCCAGCCTTGAAGGCCAGCAGCAGGGTAATGGACAGCACCAGCGCGCCGCCGACGATCAACGCCAGCGCGGGCGTCCACTGCCACCCGACACCCACCATGACCAGCAGCAGGCCGACCAGGAGGGAGGCGTTGAAGGTGCGGGCGGTCATGTTGGTTCGCGGTCAGATGAAGGTGAAGGTGTTGTCGATGATGTTTTCGGCTTCGGCAGCAGCCAGCGCGCGGTTCATGGCGATGATGGTGGCCAGCGCGGCGTCGATCTTGTTGGAGTCGCGCGATTTGCGAGGGAAGATGTTTTCGTTTCGGTCTTCCTGGCACTCGACGTTGCTGAGCTGCCAGACGTAGCACTGGTTGTCGTCATGGAAGAAGCGGCCGTCGTCCAAAACGGCGGCGATTTCTTTCATGGGCTCGCTGAGGTAGCGCACCTGCTGCGGGATGTCCACCACCGTCAGGCCTTCTTCTTCAAGGTTGGCGCCCATCTGGTGGCCGCCCCATGGGTCTTTGGCAAATTCGCTGGCGCCGACGTCGGTGGCCAGCTGCAGGGCGTCTTCCTGGATGGTCTGCAGGGAGATCATGTTGCCGGGGGTGACGATCAGGTGTCCGGCAGTGGCCCAGGTCTGGTACTTGGCGTTTTCTGGCTTGCGCAGCGCGATCTCGGGCACGTAGTTGCGCGAGAAGGCGTAGTACTTTCGGGCGTCACCATAACCCGTCCAGCACAGGGCCACCAGGCTGGCGATGTCTGATTTGCTGGCCAGGTCAGCGCCGATGACGGCGCCGTCCCACTTCTGAGACTGTGGGTGCAGGGTGTTGTCGCCCGCTTTTTGCAGGTTGAACAGGTTGAGCCACGGCGAGGCAGCGGCTACCCAGATGTTCAGGTGCTTGGTCTTGAAGGCGCTTTGCTTGCGCGGGTCTTCAATGGCCTCTTTCAGGTCGGACAGGATGACGTCGCGGTCAATCGAGATGCCGAAGTTCGGGTTGGCCTTGACCAGGGCGGCTTCTGTCTCCCACTTGTCGCCGTCGTCAATGGTGAAAATGATGCCGAAGCGGTTTTCGTTTTCAATGACGCCTTCGAGGATCTTCTGCAGCTCGACCTGGTGCATGTAGCACGGACCGGAGATGTCGGACCCGGCGGTGGTGATGGTCAGCAGCATGGGCTGGCTGCGCGCCATCATGCCGGTCTTCATGGTGTCGTACAGCTCGGGCGTCTTGTGTTCGTGGTATTCGTCCACGATGGCCAGGCTGGGCGAGGCGCCGTCGCCGGGCTTTCCGATCACGGGCTCAAACTTGGAGTTTGTGTCGGCGATCGACAGGTTTGAGGCGTTTGGCGCGACGCCGTAACGCTGACAAAAGCTCACGGTGCTTTTGGCCATGAGCAACGCGGGGCGGAACACCTCCATCGCCTGCTTTTCAGACGTGGCGCCGGAGTAAACCTCGGCACCGAACTCGCCGTCCACCGCCAGCATGTACAGGCCCACCACTGCGGCAATGGTGGACTTGGCGTTTTTGCGCGGCACGTACAGGTCAAACACCCGGAAGCGCCGTTTTTTGGTGACCTGGTGCACCCAGCCGAAGGCGCTGGCCAGGATGAAGACCTGCCAGTCTTCGAGCTTGATGCGCTCGCCGCGCGCGGCCCAGTCGCCTTTGATGTGCGGCATCAGCTGGGCGAACTTGCAGATCCGCTCAGCCGGGAAGTATTCCTTGCCGTCTTTGTCGGTCAGCGCCGGGTTGAACAGGTAGGGCAGCGTGCCGGCGGCTGAACGCTCCAGGTCGCGCAGGTGGCGTTCACACGCCAGGCGGTGCCACTTGCAAGACACGATCCGGCCTTCGGCAACGTCGCGCGCGTAGGCGGTGGCGATGTCACCGAAGGTCAGCTGGTGGCTTACAGGTCGTTCCATTCGTCTGGTGTCGCGTCTTCAAACAGCGCCGCCTGGCGGTTGTCGCTGGCCTTGACCCCGCCGCGGGTCGATGGCGACAGGCCAAACAGCGCGAGACCGTCTTTCACTTGCTGATACGCCTTGTTCGCACACACCCAGTGGTGGGAGTAGGTGAAGTTGCCGTTGGCCGTGCGGACCATGATGCCGTCGCCGCCGGTCCACTCCTGGCCAGCGGCTTCGGCGGCGGCTTTCTTTTCGGCGGCGGCCTGCATCTCGCGGTGCATCGCCTGCTTGTGGTGTACATACTCGGCCCAGGCCTGGCAATGCAGCACCAGGGCGGCGCGGTCTTGTCTGGCCACCAGCCCGTTGCTCAGCAGCTCGGGCTTGAGCCGGCGCCACTCTGCCCGCGCCTCTGGCCACAGCCAGGAGGGGGCGGACGGCATGTCAACTTCGGGCCGAAGCTCCCCGTCAAGGGCGGCGTTTGGCTTTTTGCTGGCGTTCCCACGCAGCCGGTGGACATTGGCCGGCAGCGGCTGCGGACCACGTCTGCCCATGTTTCACCTCTGTTTTCTGAGCCTGGGGTACCCACTCCCCCCAAAACCCCCACAGCAAAGGCACCCCCCATCCTGGCCAGCTACAACAAGTTCAACGACTTCTCCGAGCAGCTCATCCGCGGCGTGCACGACTGGGACGCCCACACCTTCAAGGTGTTGCTCACCAACACCGCCCCCGTGGCCACCAACGCCGTCAAGGCTGATCTGACTGAGATCAGCGCCGGCAGCGGCTACACCGCCGGCGGCAGCGCCACCACCATCAGCATCAGCGAAGCCAGCGGCACCACCACCGTCTCGGGTAGCCAGGTGGTCTTCACCGCCAGCGGCGGCAGCATCGGCGCCTTCCGCTACGCCGTGCTCTACAACGACAGCGCCACCAGCGACAACCTCGTCGCCTGGTGGGACTACGGCAGCGCCGTCACCCTGGCCGATGGCGAGAGCTTCACCGTGAAATTCAACAACGCAGACCCCGGCACCATCCTCACCCTGGCCTGATCGCCGCCCCTTTCCCCCAACCCCCTGTCTGAGAGCCCGCCCGCACCATGTCCATCGCTCTGGTCGGGTCCGGCGTTGCAGCGGTCGGGGTCTCCGACACCACCGTCACCGCCAGCTTCACCGGCACCGCCGGGCGCTGGCTGGTCATCGTCTGCGCCGCAGACAATGCCGGCACCAACGGCGCCAGCAG